ATTTGATCAGATGTTATTTTATTTACCATTATCAGGATCAACATTTAAAAAAGTTTATTATGATTCTTTACTTGGAAGAGCAGTTTCAAAATTTGTACCTGCCGATGATTTAATAGTTCCTTATTCTGCAACATCATTAGATGATGCGGATGCGATAATGCATGTTATTAAAACAACTGAAAACGATTTAAGAAAACAACAAGTTAATGGTTTTTATAGAGATATAGAATTATCTCCTTCAATGGATAACGTAGATAATCAATTAAAAGCCAAAGAGAGAGAATTAGAAGGAATTAGAAAAGAAAAAAATAATGACATCTTTACTTTAATAGAATGTCATGTAAATTTAGATATCGAGGGCTTTGAAGATCGCGATCCCAACGGGGAAATAACTGGAATTAAACTTCCTTACATAGTGACGATAGAAGAAGGCTCTCGTGAAATTTTATCGATTCGTAGAAATTACAATATTGGAGATCCTAAAAAGGAAAAAATTCAATATTTCGTTCACTTTAAATTTTTACCAGGACTTGGATTCTATGGCTTTGGATTAATCCATATGATTGGTGGATTGTCTCGTACTGCAACATCAGCTTTAAGACAATTACTGGATGCTGGAACATTATCTAATTTACCATCAGGATTTAAACAAAGAGGTATTCGTGTCAGAGATGATGCACAACCAATTCAACCTGGAGAGTTTAGAGATGTAGATGCGCCTGGAGGAAACTTAAGAGATGCATTTATGCCTTTACCATTTAAAGAACCGTCACAAACTTTATTACAATTAATGGGGGTCGTGGTTCAAGCAGGTCAGCGTTTTGCTTCGATTGCTGACATACAAATAGGGGATGGGAATCAGCAAGCAGCAGTGGGCACGACCGTGGCTTTGCTGGAACGAGGCAGCAGAACAATGTCTGCAATTCACAAAAGATTGTATGCTTCAATGAAACAAGAATTTAAATTATTGTCTAGAGTGTTTGCACTCTACTTACCTCCAGAATATCCTTATGATGTTGTAGGTGGACAAAGAACAATTAAACAAACGGACTTTGATGACAGAGTAGATATTGTTCCAGTTGCTGATCCAAATATATTTTCACAAACTCAAAGAATTAGTTTAGCACAAACTCAATTACAACTTGCTCAATCTAATCCACAAATTCATAATTTATATGAAGCTTACAGAAAAATGTATGAAGCTTTAGGTGTTAGAGATATTGATAAAATTTTAAATGTACCTCAACCACCAATGCCAAAAGATCCTGCATTAGAACATATTGATTCTTTATCAGGACAACCGTTCCAAGCATTTAGAGGACAGGACCATAGAGCTCATATCACTTCACATTTAAATTTCATGTCTACAAACATGGCAAGAAATAATCCAGTTATCATGGGTGCATTAGAAAAAAATATTTTTGAACATATTTCTTTGATGGCTTTAGAACAAGTTGAAATAGAATTCACAACTCAACTACAACAACTTCAACAATTATCTCAAGATCCGATGGCTGCACAAGATCCTCAAATGCAAATGCAAGTTCAACAACTACAAATGCAAATTGAATCTAGAAAAGCAATATTGATTGCTGAAATGATGGATGAATTTATGAAGGAAGAGCAAAGAATTACATCACAATTTGATAATGATCCTATTGCTAAATTAAAATCACGTGAATTAGATCTTCAGGCTCAAGAAAATGCTAGAAAATCTAAAGAAGGACAAGAGAAAATCAACCTTGATAAGATGAGAGCCATGATGAATCAGATGAATACACAAGAAAAACTACAACAAAATGAAGATTTAGCTGAATTAAGGGCTGCAACTTCAATTGCAAAACAGCAATTTTCTGATATGAACAAGAAAATACAATAATTATTGTATAAAAATATAAAAGGAGTATATTATAGCTATGAAAATGGATCCAAAACAAAAAAAGATTGGTAAAGTAATGAGAGAGTTCAAAAAAGGTGAACTTAACATTGGTCAATCAAAAGAAAAAGTAAAAAACCCTAAACAAGCAATTGCAATTGCTTTGTCTGAAGCAGGAATGTCTAGAAAAAAAATGGCAATGGGTGGTTCAGTAAATAATAATTTATCATCAGAGAGATCTATGTATGGAAATCAAGTAGATTTTGCACAATTCACAAATCCAGATGGAACTTTAAAAGGTGGAATTGATGTAGAAGTTTCTAATCCACAAGAAACACAAGTAGAACCAGTTGGTGGACAAAGAAGAATGCTTCCGGAGAAAAAAAGATCAGCAAAGTGGTACTAAGCCATGATTCAAATGTTAGGAGCTGTTGCACCTTTAGCTAAAATTTTATTTAGTACAATTGAAAAATCTGTTCCTGATAAAGATCTTCAAGAAAAATTAAAAGCACAATTACAAACACAATTACTACAATCTAATACAGCAGAATTACAAGCTGCAGCAAAAATAGTTGAGGCAGAGGCCAAAGCGGGCTGGTTCGCATCGAGCTGGAGGCCCCTGTTAATGTATGTACTAATCTTTATCTTGGTCTGGAATTATGTTATAGGACCAGTTATAAAAGTATTCACAGGTGCAGTCATTTCCTTTGAATTACCTGGCGACGTTTGGACATTATTAAACGTTGGTTTGGGCGGTTACGTCGTAGGACGAAGTGCGGAATCTGTTGCTAGAACAATGGCAAACAGACCTGTAAATAAACAACAAGAAAACGGATAGGATATAAAATGAGAAACGATTATAAAATAAGACCTAGAATGGGTTTTAAAGAAGGTAGTTTTCCAGATTTAAATAAAGATGGAAAAGTTACTCAAGCTGACATTTTAAAAGGCAGAGGAGTTTTTAAAAAAGGTGGCATGATGAAAAAGGCAGACATGATGACTAAAGATATGCCAATGAAGAAAAAAGGCAAAATGATGAAGGGTAAAAGATAATTCATGCCTAAAGAAAAAAATCCTTTTGCAAAACTGTCTAAAGCAGATTTGACGGGAGAAGAAAAAACAGAAAAGTTTAAAGAGTTAGCTAGAGCTCTTAGAGACAAAACTTCAGATGAACCTAGAAGTAATGTTGGTCAGTATGATGAATCTAAATATAATCCAAGAAGAAAAAAATTCATTGAAATGGCTAGAAGAAGAGGATTAACAAGTGCAGCAGATATGGAAAAGGCAGAAGGTATTAAAAAAGCTGCAAGAAGAGCTGCTTATGCAGCTAAAAAAGGTTTAACGACAGGTTTAAAAGCAGTGCCAGGTATTGGAACTGCTATGGCAATTTTAGAACCAACTGAACTAGGCGCAGCAGAACGTCCTTTATCTGATGAACAGATGTCTGAAATAAATCAAATGGAAGAATATAAAAAAGGTGGAAGAGTTAAAAAAGCAAAAGGCGGATTAATGAGAGGAATGCCAAAAATTGCAAAGAGAGGTTGGAAGTAATGGCTAAACTTTGTCCAAGAGGAAAAGCTGCAGCAAAAGCAAAATTTAAAGTATACCCAAGTGCGTATGCTAATATGTATGCTTCTGCGGTTTGTTCTGGAAAAATAGTTCCAGGTGGAAGAAAAAAGAAAATGGGTGGTGGAAGTCTTTCACAAGAGAGAAAAATGGTTTCTAATTATAAACAAGGCGGCGTTGCAAAAGGTTGTGGCGGTGTAATGGAAAACAGAAGAAAAAAAACTAAAAAATATTAATATGGGTTTACGTAAGTGGGTTCAAGAAAATTGGGTTGATATCGCAAATAGAAAATCCGATGGATCTTATCCTAAATGTGGTAGAAGCGGTGGAGAGAAAAGAAAAAACTATCCAAAGTGTGTACCCATTGCAAAAGCTAGAGCCATGAGTAAAGGTCAAAGAGCATCAGCTGTTAAAAGAAAACAACAAGCTGGAAACACAGGACCTAAACCATCCAACGTTCCAACATTCACAAGAAAAAAAATGGGCGGTGGAGGATTAGCATAATGCCAAGTGAAGTTTATAAACAATTTTATAAAGATTTAGATAAGGCTGCAAAAGAAGCAGAGGAAAAACAAAAGAAATTTAGAGAAGAAGAAAAAAAATTAGATGAAAATTATAAAAAAGTAAGACAAGAAGAAAGTGATGCTGAAAAATATGCTATATTATTTCCAGAAGATTCAACACGAGAATACAATCCAGTTGAACATTATAAAAAAGGTGGATTAGTAGGTAGAGGACAAGGTAGAACTATTAAAACTAAAAAAACAAAAATGTATTAATATGCCAAGAGGAACATGTTGGAGAGGATATGAACAAAAAGGTTTTAAGAAAAAAGGCAATCGATCAGTACCAAATTGTGTAGCAATTGGCAAAAAGAAAAAGAAAAAATAATGGCTGATATTTCATTAAGAGGACAAGGTAGAGTTATGATGGCATCAGGTGGAAAAACTCCTGCATGGCAACGTAAAGAAGGTAAAAATCCAGCAGGTGGGTTAAATAGAAAAGGTATTGCATCTTATAGAGCCGCGAACCCTGGATCTAAATTATCTATGGCAGTTACAACAAAACCATCAAAATTAAAACCAGGTTCTAAATCTGCTAAAAGAAGAAAATCGTTCTGTGCCAGAATGTCTGGAATGAAGAAAAGATTAACCTCTGCAAAAACTGCAAGAGATCCGAATTCAAGAATTAATAAGTCTCTACGTAAGTGGAACTGTTAATATAACCAACAGGAGAAAGAACATGGAAGATACAATAGATGTAGCTAGTAAATTACAGCGTTTTATGAAGGAACAATTGAAGAATTTAAGTACAATTGTTACATCAGGAGGCGTTGACAATATGGAAGACTACAAGTATATCTTAGGTCAAATTCGTGTATACGAATTTTTATTACAGGAAATCTCTAACCTGCTTAACAAGAAGGAGCTAAATGCAGATGCAAAAGGAAACGTTATTAAACTCGACTGAGATACCTAAAAAGGTATTAGGTCTTGAAGAAAAATATAAAGAAGAAGATAAAAAAACTGTAAGAGCAGAAAATATTACTGACTCTTTAATTGACAGTTTACCACAACCATCTGGTTGGAGGATTTTAGTATTGCCATTTACACCTAAAGATAAAACTAAAGGTGGAATTATATTTTCACAAGAGTCTTTGGATAAATTAAGAATATCTACAAATTGTGGATATGTTTTAAAAGTTGGTCCGTTAGCTTATAATGATAAGGAACGATATCCAACAGGTCCATGGTGCAAGGAAAAGGATTGGGTGATCTTCGCCAGATATGCTGGCTCAAGACTACCAATAGAAGGCGGCGAAGTCCGTCTTTTAAACGATGATGAAGTACTCGGAACGATTAAAAATCCGGAAGACGTATTACATCACATATAATCATAGGAGGAAACTATGCCAGAAAATAAAAACAAAGATCCAATGATTGATGTCGGCGAAACAGAAGGTGTCGATGTTGAATTGGAATCTAAACAAGAGGAGGTAACACATGAGGTTGTTGAAGACAGTAATAAGTCCAATGACACATCTGCGCAATCAAATGAGCAGCCTGTTGTTCAAGCTAGCAAACAAGAAACAGAGAACAAGGACCAGGGAACAGATACAGAAGCGAAGAAAGAATTAGAAGATTACAGTGAAGGCGTAAAAAAGAGAATTGCTAAATTAACCAAAAAAATGCGTGAGGCTGAAAGACAGCGTGAAGCTGCTATTGAGTATGCACGTAAAATTCAAGGTGAAAAAGAAAGTTTAGCAGGACGACTTACTAAATTAGATACAGGTTATGTTACTGAAATGGAAAATAGAATTAAATCTTCCATGGAAGCAGCAGCCGCTAAATTAGCACAAGCTAGAACTGATGGTGATTTAAAATTAGAAATTGCAGCACAAACTGAAATAGCCAAATTAGGTTATGAAGATGCTAGATTATCTGAAATTAAATCTAAACAAGCATTAGAAACTAAAGTTGATAATGTTAAACCCGTTCAGGATTATGTTGACAGGTTAAGAGAACAACCTCAACAGGAACAACCAATCAATCCAGATCCAAAAGCTCAAACTTGGGCTCAAAAGAATACATGGTTTGGTCAAGATTCTGCTATGACTTATACTGCATTTGATTTGCATAAAAAGCTTGTAGAAGAAGAAGGTTATGATCCACAAAGTGATGAATATTATGTAGAAATTGATAAAAGAATAAGACTTGAATTTCCCCATAAATTTGCTACTAATACAGCACAAACGACAAATAATTCAAAACCTACTCAAACTGTAGCTTCGGCTAGCAGAGCAGGTGGAAAGAGTTCTAGTCGCAAAACTGTAAGACTCACACCGTCACAGGTAGCAATTGCTAAAAAATTAGGTGTGCCACTTGAAGAATATGCGAAACAATTAACCACGAAGGAGGTATAGGCATATGGACAACAATGAAAATAAGACTTCCCGTGCGAGCGAAACTAGGGTTAAAAATGAAAGACCCAAAGTTTGGACTCCACCATCATCTCTGGATGCACCACCTGCGCCAGACGGATTTAGACACAGATGGATAAGAGCTGAAAGTGTGGGCTTCGATGATACGAAGAACATTTCCGGCAAATTGAGATCTGGTTGGGAACTAGTTAGAGCGGATGAATATCCTGATTCTAATTATCCACAAGTTAAAGACGGAAAATACGCAGGAGTCATAGGAGTTGGCGGCCTAGTGCTGGCTAGGATACCTGAAGAGATCGCAAAATCTCGAGAAGAGTACTTTGCAAAAAGAACTCAAGACCGAGAAGAAGCTATTGCAAACGATCCTTTTAAGGAACAGCACCCAAGTATGCCCATCAGCAAAGATAGGCAAACTCGTGTAACTTTTGGTGGCTCAAAGAAGAACTAATTATTTAGTAATTCCTAACCACAAAGTTTAAATAAACTTAAGGAGAAAAAAATATGGCAAACTCAACGGCTGCCTTCGGTTTTAGACCGCTAGGCAAACTTGGTGGGAACCCAGCTGCAGGCGGACAAGATCAATTTGTGATCGTGGACAACTACAGCTCGTCTATTTTTCAAGGAGACCTTGTTAAGCTTAATGCAACAGGCGGAGTTATCGTAGTTGAAACTGCGGCCCTGTCTAGTGTATTAGGTGTGTTCAATGGTTGCTTGATAGAATCAGACCCATCAACAAAAAAACCAAAGTTCGTTAATTTTTACTCACAAACGAATATCACTCAAGGTGAAATTCAGGCGTTTGTAATAACGGACCCAAATCAACTCTATCTCGTTAAATCTACAGGAACTGCTCTAGGAACAACTGCGGTTGGAACTTCCTTTGATCAAGTATATGCTGCAGGTAATACCAACAATGGTATTTCTGGCGCTTATATAGATCTTGGAACTTCATCTACAGCTGCTAATGGACAAGTGACTGTGGTGAATACTTCACCATAC